GGTCACCCGTCCTGCCGTAACTTCGCGCCCCTTGTTGCGCATCGCGCGGTGATACGCCTCTTCCAGTTGTGACCAATACAACGGCCCCCAGACGTTAGCGCGGCGCCACGCATCGACCATCCGTTGACTTTCGGTCTCTGTCAAGGTCAAATTGTAAATGCGCGCCATATTGGCAAAGGCGCCGACGCCGCCGCCGAACCCGCAGGCCAGCTCCTGCACCTTGCCAACCTGACGTTGATGGTCATTCACCTCGTCGGGGCGCACGTTGAAGGTCGCGGCGGCGTTGTGTTTATATACATCGGCGCCGCTAGCAAACAGCTCCAACTTCTTGACCCCCGCCGCGCTGTCGGTCATCCACGGTGTAATGCGCGCTTCGATGCTTGACCAGTCGGCCACAACCAGCTTCTTACCCTCATGCGGGATCAGGGCGGGGCGTAGCATCTGCTTGAGCACGTCGGTGACGCGCTTGCCATACTTCGGCACAATCGGCGCGCCTTGTATGATGCCTTCGCGTACGTCTAGTGCAGCGTTGTGGGATTTTCGGGGGAAGTTATGAACTTGTGCCCCGTATGATGAAGCTCTTCCAGTTGCGCTTCCACCATTGAATACAAAAGCTCCTCTAACTCTACAATCTTCGTCATCTGCAAGGTCTGCAAGACGGCTAAATTTTGCCACTGACGACGACCAAAGATCGTCGGCGCATTGAATGACTTCAGCGACATCGTGTGGGATTTCCGACTCGTCCTCGTCCGCAAGCGCCAAGAGATTCGCGCGGACGCTTTTGTCGAGCGAATACCGTTCTTCGCCATCTTCTTCGACTTTCATAAACTTAAGAGCCGTTGGCCCGACGCGGGCGCGCACCCATTCTTTCATCTTGGGCGAACGCACCGAGGTGATCTCGCCTTTGGTTACGTCCTTGACGATCTGCTGTATCTCGATCACCTCGGCCTCGGCATATGTTACCGCGGCTTGCGCCAGTGGTCTATCTAATAGCACGCCCCGGTCGTTGATGCGCTCGTTGACGTGGTAATCTTGCAACTCCTGCTCTGAGAGCGGGCGCAGCATCTTGCTGATTGCGCGCATGGTCCAAACGTCCTGCTCGCAATAGGCAATCATCTCTTTCAGTAGGTCAGGGTCGTTGTTGAACGTTCCGTCGGCGCGGGGCACGCAGAGCTTCTTGATAAGTGCTTTGCCTTTGTGGTCTTTGCGCATGTTGGACGAGGTGAACCGTCCAATATCTTCGAGCGAACGCGGGGCGCAGTTAGCCGCCGCTTGCACCGCAGTGCAGTAGAATTGCTCCAGCGCGAAATCCAACCCCAACACATGTTGACAAATAAGCCGTTCAAACGCTGCGTTATGCGCATAAATCATACCCTTGTGTCTAGCTACGCGCAGTGGGAACATCGCCCCGTCCCACGTCGTAACGTCCTCGTCGTTGAACGCGTAGGACATGCACAGCACATCGGTGCTTGGGTCCATCGCGTAATTGTAAACGCCTTTTTTAAGAAGGTCACACCTTGAGCGGGTCTCGAAGTCTAGGTAGAGGATGTTCATGATCAATCCTTTGTTGCATTGACAGATTTGCCTGTAATTTTACTTTTGGGTTAGGCCACGTCCAGCACTCGCCAGTGGCGTCTGTGAAGCAGACCCATAGCAGATGATGTTCTTGGCCATAGTCGATTAAAAAGTGCGCCTTAGCTGGACCCTTTGGGGTGTCCATTGGTATCGTTGGCGTCAGTTGGATCATCATTTGTCAGCCCCAATAAAAACATGAAAAAGTCTACGTCGCTGCGCAGGTTTTCGATCTCGTCGGCGGCGTCTTGAATGGTGGGGTCAAGCGGATAGCGCTTGCGCAATGTCTCTAGAATGTCGGTCATGTCGTGTCCTTTACTGTTAAGGGTCAGGGGCGGCGTTGACCGCCCCTGTGTTGGTTAGTCGCGGCGACGGCGGCGTGCCGGTGCTGCTGGCTCTGGCGCTGCTTCTGGCGCTGCCTCGACCTCTGGTGCGTCGGTCGTGCCGTCCATGCTGGCCCAACCTGTGACAGTCATCACCGGGGTGAAGATTTTGCCGTACTGCTTGTGCTGGTAAGTTTCCTTGGACAGCTTGACCAGCGCGACAGGCTTTGTCGGGTCGGCTTCGAGCTGGTCGGCGATGGCATTGGCAATCTTCTGGATTGCGTTGCGGCCGCCGACAGAGGTTGCGGTATAGCGCACCGCTAGGCCTTCGTCTTCGCCGTTGGTAGCCTGCAAGCTCATACCGAGCTGCGTCTCCCAGCCTTTGCGTGCGCCTGATGGTGCGGGCTCAAGCTCGGGAAGTGGCTGCGAAACGCTGACCATCTTCTCGCCAAGCACCACGCCTTCACCCCATGCGATGTAGCCGTGCAGGAACTCGCTTGGGTTGATTGCCCAGATGGTCTCAGGGTCGATGTCGGTGCTATCAGCGCCAAACACCCAGTAACCCGTTTTGTCCATCTTGAGGATAGTCGTGCCGGACGATACCGAGTTGGTCTGCAAAGAGCGCAGGCCCTGGATGGTTGAAGCGGTTGGCAGTTTAGCGTCAGAAAATACAGTGAGAGAAGTCATTGTGTAGTGTCCTTTACATTTTTGAGAGGGCTGTCGCCAGCCGTTGCTGTGCAGTCACGACCGAGGGGCGCTTGTCGCTTTCCTTGGCCAAGGTAAAACCAGAGCTTGACTTGTCGATCACCCCGTCGGACAGCTCGACGCCCTGCTGCTTTAGCAGTTTCTCGGCCTGTGTCGGCGTGATGATCTTTTTAGTCGTATATTCTGATTCGTCGAGATGACGAGACAAGTATTCTTCCGCTGTTGTCTCATCAACCCATTTCTTTGTGGCGCGCTTCTCGACCAGTTTCCAGCCGTTAACCGAACCACCGTTGCGGATGACCGTCTCTGCAAGCTCTTGCAGTGACTTCACCCATTCCTCGAGATACGCGGCGTCCTCGAGGTATTCTGCGATCTGCGCCTTGTCCAGCGCGTCAATCTTTGCCTTCATGGCGCGGTCGGCGGCGCCAGTCATTAGCGGGCACACAGGCTTGGCCGCGCACCACTTGCACCATTCGCCCCGGCAAAACTCAGCATCAGGGCGTTTGGCCTTCTTTACAGCGGCAATCAGGTCGCGCTCGAACAGTTTTACCCGCTTGGGCGATGTCTCCCACGTCGAGACACCAAAACGCGGCTGTACGATCACCATCATGATATGCGTGACGCCTTCGAACACCCATTCAACCTTGGGCGTGCGCATGGCGGCGGCGGCGTAAAACAGCAGTTGCGGGTTTTCTTCCGCTTCCACATAAACGCCGTCCCCGAATTTCCAATCAATCACATAAGCGCAGTTGCCAATGCGTCCCAAGAAGTCGGTCGACCCGAACACGCCCTCCAGCTCTGGTTCGCCGTTAAACGATACCAGCGTCTCGACGGCGTATTGCATCATTGCCAGCGGGTCCAACTCGTCGATGGCCTTGATCGCCGGCAAGAATTTGCGCTCGAACAGGTCTTGATCCATCGTTGCGCCGCTGTGCTCAAACCCGATAAACGTTTCGGGTTTATAGCTGTTGCTTTCCCAGTATTCGGCCATTGCCTGGTGCAGCATAGTGCCTTCGTTAGCGTAGTCCGAGCTGCCTTTGGGTGGAACCTTGTTGACCAGACTGACCGAGCCGGGGCAGTTGATCACGCGCTTGGCGGTCGATCCGCCGACGATATTGGAGTGTTGCATTGGCGTCTGTCCTTTACTGTTTCTGATCGACCCTTAGATGATGTCGAGCATCACCGCAACAAAAATCAAACAGACCGCTTCGATTATGAAAGCGTGCATCAGCCTTTCCCTTCCAGTGTGCGAACGGCGAGCGCCTGCATTTCTTTTGCGCCGGTTTCCCATTTGTTTGTTTTTGCAACGGGGTGATCTGCAATTAATTGCAACGCTCTTCGCAACCGTTCAATTTCGTTGGCAGTTTCTGCAAAACGACTGCCCTGTTCTTTTGCATTCCACTGCAACCATTCAACAATGTCCATCACTCTTTCCCTTCCAGTTGGTCTATTTCTGCCTGTATCTGCGCCTCGAGCGCCTCCCAGTCGATCTTTTCTTGCACGCCTTCCATCACCATAGCGCGCAGCATACTGGCAAGGTCGGCCATCTTGGCCGCTGTCTCTGTCATCTGGTCGGCGATGTCACACAACTCGTTATAGTTCATCGTATTGCTCCCACATGGTTTCCAGTGCGTCATCAGCGTTAAACCCGTTGATCTTTAGCTCGGCAACGTAGTCGTGCCAGAAGTCGCGCGCCTCTTGGTCATAGAGCACCAGCGCGGCGTTGTTGCGGTGCGCCACAAGGTTGATTATCTCGCGCTCATGGTCGGCATATAAGGTATAAGATATGCCCTCGAACTCGGGCACCGGCTCGAACAGGTCGGGCGTTAGGTTGTCGTTGCGGTCTTTCATGACTTTTTGTCCCACGGCTTGACCAGCGCGGTCGGGATCACCCGGTGGCCGCTGGCCTCCATGCGCGCCTCGCGCGCTGCGCTGGTTTCTGTGACGCGCTCGCGCGCTAGCTTGGCGTAGCCCTCGATGTCCAGCCAATGGTCGGGCTCGTTGGGCTCGCCTGACATGATGCGCGAGATTTTGGTCATGATCAGGTCGAGCGCCTCGCGCTTGTCGTTTGATAGCCGGTGCCAGTTGTGCGCGTTGCGGATGGTCGTTTTAAGGTGCTGCGCCACCTGAGCGCTGTTGGCATAGTCGCCGTGAGTGGCGGCGCGGGTGTCGATCGGCGGTTCGTTTGTCATGGTCATTTGCCTTTCTTTGTGTTGCGGGTGCTGATCGCTTTTGCTTTGGACTTTGCGTCGGCCTTTGAGCTTGCGCCCCAGGCGTTGAGTGATTTTAACAGGCGCGTTGGTTCGCCGTTAGGCTTGTGCTCTGGCCCCTCCATGCCGCCCATACGGGCAAGGAACGATGCCCGGCGGGGGTTGTCGCCGCTCTTGACGGGCGCCTTGAGCGTGCCGCCGGTCTCGGCGTGGTATGACGCGCGCCCTTTGGCGTTCAGGCCGCCTTTGGGGTTCTTGCCCTCGCTACGGGTCCAGGCGGGTGTTTTCTTGGTCATGGGTTAGCCTCCAATGTTGGATAGTACTTACGGGTTAGCGGGTCGACCGGCGGCGTGCCGCCTTGCTTGATTGTGACCGTGCAGCCGCTTAAAAGCAATGCTATCAAGATCGTAACAGCGGCGTAAAGGATGCTGATCTGAGCCAAGGCGCGCTTGTCCTCATCGTGCATCGCTCTTGCTCCTGACAACGTTTAGCATGTTGTTAAGCTCGGTCGGCGTGGCGCGCTTCACTTGCGATAAGAAAAAGGCGCGCAGCCATCCGTCCTCTGGCGGTCGGTACGTTGCGTTAATGTGTTCGATTATCTCTTTTCGTTTCTCGTCGTCGGTCATCTCTCATCCCTCTTGTAATAGCGTGCGTGATGGTATCGGCAAAAGCTCTTAGCGTGCACCGGCGCGCCGCACAATGCGCTGTCGCTTGTCACCGGCCCTATGACCGCTTTACAGTG